CAATTGTTGACATCAAGAACACTAAGATAACATGGTCATCACATCAGGACTAGATATAGGCACCGATTCCTTTGACACTAATCTCATGTCTGAAGTTCGAGAATTGGCCTCTGAGAACCAAGTTGTGAAGGCTAGACTTGGGGACAATCCTTTTCAGCCAGGATGTTTGATGGGCATGATCTCGCGTTTGGAAGAAATACTGGAAAGAGAGTGTGTGGACACCAATGAGATAATATCGTTGTCAGTAGACTTGTCTCCATATTCAAAGAAATTGGAGTTATCATCGTTCAGGGCCACTATATCGACACTACGCCACACACTTAGTTTGTTCCTACTTGCTGAAAGAGTGATGTCTCGAGGCAGACGTGTTTTAATCATAGAGAGTTGTGATTTTCTAGGAAACCAGCTCCTGCCTGATCTTGACCTCATGTATGAATACAACGAAGAGACGATAGCTGTTGATGTGACAGGTGACATAAACTTGAGAGAGAACACGATAAAGAGATGGGCACCCGAGGAGAAAGAAGACAAGTATAAGAAACTCGGATTAATCCCCAACTGCACCTCCACTCTAGTAATGTCATTTGGAGTCAACCCAAAATGCTACAATCTTAAGAAAATTGAGTTCAATGTCTTTCGAGAATCTGCCAGAGAAAAGGATTTCCAATTTGTGGATGAAACCATAGACGCTTTCAAAGGGATGACCTGGCTTCAAGCTAAAGAGTGCCTCTTCAGTTTCTCATCTAAGCTCAGGGATCTGCAGGGTGTTCTCCATTCAGATCAAATCAAACGTGCGGGAGTTTACACCAGCCAGTCCGACTATGAGTCCATGAAAGACGTGATTAATTGTAACAATTATGAAACTGCCCACAAGTATGAAACATTCAGGGACAACCTTCGTAATTCTTTGCTTAAAAGTAGAAACAAGACAGCTCTAGCCTCAGATTACTTCTCTTTAGGGCATTATGACAGAATTGCTGACTGTGACACTCGATGGCACATCCCATTTCCAGAGATACCAAGAGGGATTACAGAAAGCAGTCCTTTCTTGAGATTGAAAGAATCATTAATTGGGACTATACCTGACCCTTTGTCTTGGGGCATATCACAATTAGAGGATGTGGACTCTGTGAAACTTTCTTCTTATCCCTACTGCCATCCGTTGCAAGGACTATTTTTGCAAACATCTGTGCACAGAGTTATAAAGAAGGGGGTCAAGCTGAACATGTATAAACTCAGATGTCCAAGTGTGATAGACTTATTTCAGAGCATGTCAAAGATGAATAGCTCCGAGAGAACTAGTCAGTCTCTGTCCTCACTTGAAGACATGTACACTGAATATAAAGATTATGCCTTGTCAACAGGAACAGGTTCTCAACTATCTGATGATATAAATCTGATGATTGACGATGTGTTGCCTGAGTCGCAGATATCTACAGTGGCACGGAAAATAATGGGTGATGCATTTCAGGAATACTCAAGATCAAAGTTGTTCTCTCTACTTTCGATCAGCCAGGAGATAGTTAGAGCAATGACCACTGGACCTAGGCTGAGGCAGCGACTGAAAAGCAAGTCTGGGGGGGTAAAATCTGGATGCATCACCATGGCACTACAAAACATCTCTGACCGCAAAGGAGTAGTTTCATTCAATGTAGGCCCATTAACCTTTGGCGACACTAAGGATGTGACATATATGCTTCATGGAGATCTTGTCAGTACCACCTGTGTATTTCAAAAGTCACACTATAGGACAATCACTTCTCCACTTTCTATGTCCCCATCCATGTTAGACTGGTTTTCCACTGCAGCTCACAAGTCCATCTCATGGTGCATGCTTCAATATGAACAGTGCCTAGCATCAATGCCTAAGATGCGACATGACATAATCAAGGAATGTGTGATACCTATAAGTCTATGCTTTTTAAATTCAAACACGTTCTCCCAAATAGCTGATCTTCTGAGGTATGTGTTCATCAATGGGATGGGTCACACAACAGGAGTTTCTCCTTTATTTGAAAAGATGTCATGGTATGAACCCAAAACTCACATAGAGAAGCTTTATGTCTTAAGAATGCTGAAGATGAGCGATTGCCTCAGCATACACAAGGCCTTAGGATCCACTGAGTCTTTGACTGTCACTTCTGGAGTCAAATTGAAGGAACAAGGGGTGCTTAACATGACAGTCCACATTTCTGGTTGGAAGATTGCCATGCCGGATGAAAGTAGATACTACCTTTCCCAACAACATACTTTCAACAGTTTTTATAACAGCAGGGCATTGTGCATGCAACGGTATCAAAAATTGATGTCCGAGGCACTAGTCATGAACAAACAGCTGGATGCTAGAGAATCATACATTCAGATCAAAAGGGCTTGCTACACGCATGAGGGACGATTCAATGTTATTGGCAGAGCCTGGTCTCCAGCTGAGCTAGCTATCGACCTATTGAATTTCAAGTACGATAACTCTCTGGCACAACCTTTTTCTCCTTGTCCCAGAACAAATTACCTTGCCATACTTTCAAGTCTGAATAAAATTTCTGACCACAAGGATAAGACAGTTGGAGACACCATATCTAGAGTTTACAATGTTCAAGACGTTCACCGAAAACTTTTGCTATCAAAAGTGATCAATAATAGAGGGGCTGTCAGGGACTCCAGTGAAACGGGTTTAGTTGTGTCTAAAGTGGAAATGATAGTGGATGAGAAGGGCAAGCAGAAGAAGAAAGTGACTACTCAGAATTCCAAATGTTACTTGACTCAATTAAACATGATGACTAAATTCATACAAGGAAAGAAACCTCCCAGAACTCAACCCCACAACTCAAACTTCAAATGTGACAAAGATCCGGATGTTGATCTTATAGAATTGGAACGAATTATCGACTTGCCAGACAACATGTCTTCCCTTCTTTGTTGGGCAGCTCATAATCATGCGGCATGCATCTCCAAGATGGTCCACAAGGATCAATTAGGAGCCAGAGAGATAGCAGTTTTAAATGCATATGCTAGATTAATGTGCAGGTACGTCGAAGATATAGCTCGACATATTCGAGACAAGAATTTTTCAAGGGGTGACAAAGCCAACTTAATTGAAAATCCAGACAAAGACGACATAGTTCTAAAAGCCAAAAGACGATCAGATCTGCTGAGAGACCAGAATAAACATGTATACTATGATAGTGCTGACTGCAGCACATGGGGGCCTAGCATGCAACCCTATTTTATGTATCAGAATCTGGCAGCAAGGTGTGACGAAGACACTAGAAGAGTGTTAAGGAATTGCCTCACGCTCTTTTCAAATAAAGTGTTCAAAATTCCTGATGCATTGTATTGGTACAGTAAGGAAAGCAAGAGAGAATCATCCAGTATGGTGGATAATGTCTGTTCCAAAATCAAATCTATGAACCCTGAAATTGGGATTTATGAGAAACAGATTTTATTCTTGGAAGAAAGCATGCATCAAGGGATTTTAGGTTGTTCCTCTAGTTTAATGGGGTCAGACGCCCACAATCTCTCAGATTTTGTTCTGACTGATTTATACAGAGATTGCGGGTTCATGAGTGAAACTTTCACCACCAGTGATGATTACGCAAGAATCATGTCCTGGGATCGAGACACCAAAGGGGTGTTTGACATGATGAAATCAAACCTTTCAGTTCACACATTCATAATGAAACTTATGGGAATTAAGAGAAACAAGCAAAAGTCCACAATGTCTGATAGCTATTTTGAATTCAACTCCACATTCATGACGTCAATGGGGGAAATCAGACCGGATGTTAAATCTCGTCTTGCTTACATTGATTATTGTCACAGCCCAGACAGCTATGATTCAAGCATACGTTCCATATCTCAGACCTCTGAATATCTTCGACAGGAAGGAAGTATAATAGGCTCATGTTGGATCTTATTGCTGAACAATCATCTCAGCATGATACAAAGTCAATCCAGATCTTTGTGGAAACAACTTGGAACAGGAATATACAAGGTTCCATTGGAGCTGGGAGGGCTGCCTTTGATTGATCCTTTAATCCATTCTGTGGGTCACAGTCATCTGGGAATATTGAATAATTATGGAGGTTATGAGAATATAGCCAAATCGTTCAATGTGATGAATGATTGTGCCCCATACACAGCTACCTTGTCTGTGAATGAGAGAAACATGCCCAGTCTAACTAGATCAGGTGTTGTGCATCTCTGCTCTAAGACCAGTCAAACTAAAAGAAGATTCAAGGAATTTTTGATGAAACTTCCTCATGAGTCTTTCGCATCAGCATACATGTACTCAAAAACACCTCAGGTTATGTTGGCTCTCATGGCATGTTCTCAAAGAGAAAAAGACACAGCTGGATCAGAAGGTTCATTTTCCAAGCTTATGGTCACACAAACACCACACAATGCCATATTATACAAGGTGTCAAGTGGGCTGATTGGGACCTTATTGGGGAAAGACAAAGTTTCAAGAGCAGATCTTCATGGTGTTGCACTTAAGTTCGCAACCGCTGAGCAATTTGATTACCCATATTACGAGAGTGGAATCAACTACAAGGTGATTGAGAAGGATTACTTGGAGTATAAGCAAGTGATGGAAAACCTGATTTTTGAATCCCTCACTTCTGTTCCTCGTTTGGGCCACTATTATGTTGCTAGGAAAATGTTTGCTGAGGGCTCATACATTCAGGATCGGCTTAGAGAGTTTGAGGAAACAAACATGCCTGTGGCATTTGGAGGACACAATGAGATTCACCCCTGGGACTTTCTAGACGCCAAAATGAGCTACACCAACTTTTTGAGAAATATGAGTACCAGAAGACAGGCTTTTCGAATGTGTTTGCGAAAGAAGGATAGATACACCAAAACTTTTACTGAACTATTGTTGGCTTCTAATTTTATGGGTGGGATGAGGATGTCATTCAAATATCAAGGGGGATTGTTGCCTAAGGTGCCAGTGGATGCCACATTGACGTCAATATTAGAGCCGTTATCCAATCTGACACCTAACAGGACAGGTCCTACCATCAATTTATTGTCACCAGGTTTGCCAGCCTTGATGCGATCAGGTGGAGTTGGGAAATTGGATATAACTGAGTTCATGAATTTGTTAATTGGAGACTCAAGATACTATTCTAACTCAGACACCTTGGAAGCTATCGTCATAGACTCGCTATATAGGGGAGGATTTGGGGACAAGTTGGTGATTAGACCAGGCAATTTGTCTGTGCAGTTCAAAGAAGACAGACATAGAGGATCAAACAATGCGGTTTGCAGCACTCTGAATGTGGTGTCAGATGAAGGTCTCTCCGGTCGCGAAATACGTTTGAAGTTTGCTGATGGCAAGTGGCATCATTACTTTTGGGGGACTCGTACACCTGTTACAGCTCCAAATGATGAGGAAGATGACATCTGCCATTGTTACAACGTTCATGAGCATGATATTTTAGAAGTCAAAATAGCAGCAATATACGGTTTCTTGGCAGTTGTGACAAAGAATGATCTTCCACTTCAGATACTCACCAGGAATGTGGCTGACGTCAAGAAATTAAGATTGTTCACTAGGGATCCACTCAGGCGTAACCATTGGTTGATAGACAAATTAAGGACAGTCCAAGCCACTATGATGCCACAGACTTTCGTGGATTACATGTCTGAACCCAAAGCCAGAGACATTGAACCCAAGAAATTAGTTGAAGCTGAGGAAGATGTGAATGATGACCTGATGAGTGATGATGACATATGGGGCGACTCAGTTTCATCCAAGGCATCAAAACATTCTGAAGAACTATCAGGATCATCTAGTTCAGAGGAGAAGTATTCTGCACCCATATCAGAGCAGAGTAGCATTAGACAGCCCATGGGAGACTTGATATCCCTAGGCACTGTGAAGTTCAGGGAGATGACATATAGAGAGTTCTCCAGATTTAAGCCCAAACTCTCCAGAGACATGTCTTTTGGTTATGAGTTGAAGCTCCCAACTACTATGATCTCAACAAACTTCCAAGATGGAGACGAAACAGCAATTGAGAAGCTTTTTGACACCACATCTAAGTTAAATCCTATCGATAGATTATGGATTGAAGACTATTTGTGCCAAAGCTTTCTTTCTGATGAGGGAATTAGAGAAGAGGTGGAATCAAGTGGTTACGTGGAACGAAGCCGACTTAATTCTGGGTTTGAAGAGGACGATGATTTCAGTGTGTTATAATTGGATTTAAC